GTAGCGCCCGCCGCAGCGGCGCCGGAAATAAAGGCGGCCAAGTTCATGCGTTCTGACGAACAAGCGGGTGTCATCGCGACCGAGGCCAACCCTTTACAGTGGGGCGCGATCACACAGATGATCGCCGCGCCTGCGTATCCGGCGCAGTTCATGAACTCGGCGAGTGGCACTTCGTACCTACCGGCGGTCGCCGGCAGCAACACGTACTCGGCGGCGAACCTCGCCGCCAGTAAATAACCCAGGGAGAGATTCAATGATCAAACCAACAGTCGGCCGCATCGTGCATATCTGGAAGCGCTCCGGAGTTCACGAGCGGCATCAGCCGGAAGCGGGGCAGATCTGCCTCGTGCATGACGATCCGAAGTACGTGAACATCGGTGGCTTCAACTCACTCGGCACGCCGTTCTCGGCGACGTCGGTTCCGTTGGTGCAGGAGGGCGAGCCGGCGCCGGATGGAGTCCATGCGACGTGGATGCCGTATCAGGTGGCCGTCGCCAAAGGGGAGATTGCGCCCGTGTTGCACGCGGAGCCCCCGCCCGTCGATAACGCGCACGTCGAACCCGGCGCGGAGCCGTTCGGGGAGTAAAACAAAGAGTAACGGGCCACCGTCCCGACTGGAGACTAGCCGGTCGGGACAACTCAGCTATATGCTTGCCGGATGTCGTTACCCCAGAATCTCGATCAAGAAGCCCAATTACTTGATTTAGAACGCGCCGATTGCGAGGAATCCCTCTACGATTTCCTGAAAGGCGCCTGGCGCTACATGGACCCCTCGCCGTGGCGCGACGGCTGGCACATCGCCGCCATTGCAGAGCACCTTCAAGCCGTCGTTGACGGGCAGATCACGCGTCTGATCATCAATGTGCCGCCCCGGCACGGAAAATCACTGCTGACCGCCGTTGCGTTCCCCGCCTGGTGCTGGGCGCAGGCGCGCAAGAGCCACACGAGCGGGCCTGGGGTGCCGTTTCTCTACGCCTCGTATGCCGACAAGCTGTCCTTGCGCGACTCAGTGAAGTGCCGCCGGCTGATCGAGTCGGTCTGGTATCAGCGTCTCTGGGGGGGGCGGTTCAAACTGCGGGAGGATCAGAATACCAAGCACCGCTTCACCAACGATCAGGGCGGCGAGCGCCTGATCACTTCCATCGGCGCAGGCGTCACGGGCGAGGGTGGCAACATCATCGTGATCGACGATCCGAACGCCGCGAACGAGGTTGCCTCTGAGGCCACGATGGAGACGACGCTTGACTGGTGGCGCACCACGATGCCGACCCGCATCAACGACTCGGTGTTTTCGGCTTTCGTCATCATCCAGCAGCGCCTCGCCGAGAACGATCTGACGGGGCACATCCTGGAAACCGAAGAGGGCTGGACGCATCTGTGCCTGCCCGGCAAGTACGAGCCGGAGCGCGCCTACGTGACGACGATCGGCTGGAAGGATCCACGCAGTGTGCCCGGCGAACTCCTGTGGCCGGAGAAGTTCACCCAGGAATCCTTGCGCCGCCTGGAAGCGACGATGGGTCCGTACGGGTTCGCCGGCCAGATCCAGCAGCGCCCGCAGCCCCAGGGCGGCGGCGTAATCAAGGACGAATGGTGGCAGTTGTGGGAATCGAAAGTGTTTCCCGCGATGGACTTCGTTTTGGGCGTACTCGACACCGCATACACCGAAGATACTCACAACGACCCATCGGGCATGATGATCTGGGGTGTCTTCTCCGGAGATGGCACGAAGCACGAGAACAGTCGCATGATCCGCGCAGACAGTCGCGAGAAACCGGCGGATATTCACCGCGACCCAACTACCGGCGCCGCGCACGCGATGCTGATGTATGCGTGGGACGAGAGGCTCGAATTTCACAAGCTCGTCGAGAAGTGCGTCAAGACCTGCAAGGCATTCTCGGTGGATCTGCTGCTGATCGAAAACAAGGCGGCCGGAATCTCCGTCGCGCAAGAGATCCGCAGGCTCTACGCGAACGAAAAATTCTCGGTGCAACTGTTCGATCCGAAGTCGCAGGACAAGTTAGCTCGCCTCTACTCGGTCCAGCATATCTTCGCTGAGAGCATGGTGCATTCGCCCGACACCGAGTGGGCGCGTCGGGTCATGGTTCAGGTCGGCGCCTTTGGCGGCAAGCCTGGGCCGAAGCACGATGAGTACGTCGATCTGACCTCGATGGCACTACGTCGGCTGCGCGACATGGGACTTTTGCAGCGGTTCGCGGAGCGCGCCGCCGACCTTGAGGTGCAGCGCCAGTACCAACGCAACGAGGCAGCGGAGCCGCTTTATCCTGGGTGAACTGCGGCACACTGCAACTACTCTGACCGGTGTTCCGCAATCGTCGCATCATGTGATTGTTGCATCGATTGTTGTATCGTGCGCTCATGAGCGCGCAACCGATCAACGGGAAAAAGCTGATTCATGGCAATCAATGCCAGGTTCTCGCGAACGCGTTTGTCGATCTGATCAGCAGGGCGCAGCGCCCGTATCTCTTCAAGGTGACGGTCATGGGCCTGCCGCCGCACATCGCCACTCGCTACTACGACATCAAGGCGAAGTCCGACAACGACGCCGCGATGAAGGGCATCAGCCTGTTCGTCGATGAGATGTCGAAACCCCTCGCACTGATCCTGGCTCACCCAACGTGAGCGCAGTGCCGGGCCTCGGTAACGCGAATCTTCGGTTGAAGGGATTCGACAGGCCCGACAGCCCCCTTACCGCCGACGTGAACGTCGAGATGGCGGACGAATCCGACAAGGATCGGCCGGAAATCGACCAGAAGGGCAACATTCTTCGCATCGAGCACAGCGACGGCTCGGTCACGGTGTCCCTTGACGGCTCCCCGATCGGCAAAACCGAGGATGCCGAGAAGGGGCCGCTGGAGTGGTTTGGCAATCTGGCCGAGGAAATCGATGAAGCCGAACTCAGCACCATCACCGAAGCCCTCTTGGTCGCGATCCGCGACGACGAACTTAGTCGCCAGGACTGGGTCGAGGGCCGCGCCAAGGGCATCGAGCTACTTGGACTCAAACTGGAGACGCCGAACTCGCAGGGAGCCTCAGAAGGGGCTCCTGTCGAGGGTATGTCGAAAGTCAGGCACCCGCTGCTCCTGGAAGCGGTGCTGCGATTTCAGGCGAATGCGCGCTCCGAACTCCTGCCGACCGACGGCCCGGTGAAAATCCGCAACGACGACAACAACGCCATGCTCAAGGAGGATCAACTCGCGAACGATTACGAGCGCGACATGAACCATTACCTGACGGCGGTCGCCACTGAGTACTACCCGGACACCGATCGGATGCTCCTGATGCTGGGATTCGGCGGCACGACCTTCAAAAAGATCTACAAATGCCCGCTTCGCAACCGTCCGGTGTCCGAATCGGTCGATGCGGAAGACATCATCGTCAATCAGAACACCGTGAACCTCGAAAACGCGCGCCGTATCACGCATCGCACGTTCTTGCGGCCCTCGACGGTCAAGCGATTGCAGATTTTGGGCGTTTATCGCGACGTCACGCTCAACGATGCCATCCAATCGCAGCCGGATGCGGTGCAGAAGGCTCGCAACGAGCAGCAGGGCGTCTCGGTGAACAACTTTCGGCCCGATGACCGTGATCGGGAGGTGTACGAGGTGTGCTGCGAGCTTGATATCAAGGGGTATGAGCACCAGCACAACGGCAAACCGTCCGGATTGGAGGTCCCGTACGTCGTCACCATCGACAAATCGTCGCGCAAGACGCTCTCGTTGGTACGAAACTACGACGAGAAGGACAAAAAGCTCCCCACGGCGCGCAAACGCTACGTCAAGTACACCTTCGTGCCCGGTTTGGGCTTCTACGACATCGGATTGCTGCATATTCTGGGCAATACGACCAACGCCGTGACGGCAGCGTGGCGCGAGATGCTCGACAACGGCATGTTTGCGAATTTCCCCGGTTTTTTGATGGCGAAATCGGGCACGCGGCAGAATACGAGCATCTTTCGGGTGCCGCCGGGCGGCGGCGCGCAGATCGACACCCAAGGCGTGCCCATCAACCAGTCCGTGATGGCGCTGCCGTACACCACGGCGGGCATGCCCGCACTCATGTCGTTGGTCCAGGACATGGTGCAGACCGGACAACGAGTCGGCGGCACGTCGGAGCTTCAAGTCGGTGAAGGTAAAGCCGATGCGCCGGTCGGCACCACGCTCGCGCTGATCGACCAGGCGGTCAAGGTCATGAACAGCGTCCACAAGCGCCTGCATGCCGCGCAGAGCGAAGAATTTCAATTGCTGGTGAAGTGCTTCAAGGAAAATCCGGAAACCTTCTGGATGCGCGGCTGCAAATCGAAGACGCCGTGGGATGAAGCGAAGTTCATGGAGGCCGCGAGTAATTGCGAACTGGTGCCTCAGGCCGATCCCAACACCGCAAGCATGGGCCAGCGGGTGATGAAGATCCAGGGCCTCATGCAACTGCAGCAGGCGGCGCCGAACCTCATGGATCCGATCGCAATTGTCACAGCGGCGATCCGCGCCATCGGCTGGGCGAACCCGGAGCAGTTCCTGATCCCGAAAGCGGCGCGCGACCAGCCCCCGCCGCAGCTTCAGCAGATGCAGGCGCAGATGGCGAACGAGAAGAAGGCAGCAGACGCCAAGGAGTCCGAGGCGAACGCGAAGCTCGCCGAAGCGAAGACCAAGGACCAGGAACTTCAGGAGAAGATCAAGGTCGGGCACTTCGCGCCGAAGCCGGGGGTCGCCCCAGGAGCCCCGCCGGAGCAGCCGCCGCCGACGCCGATGGAGATCGCGACTGCCCAAGCAAAGGTCATCGACGCCCACACCCGCGCCCAGGAAGTCTCCCTGAAGGCGAAGGACCAGCACATCGAGGATCAGAATCGCGATCAGGACCGCGCCGCCAAAGAGCGCGACGCCATGCTCGGCCTCGCCAAGGCACTGATCGAGCCCGGCAAGACCGTCAAGCGCACCGACGGCAGTTCCTCGACCACGGCACCGAAAAGCGACGGCGTCGGCAAGAAAGCGGTGAAGATCAAGTCCGAGATCGACCAGTCGATAGGGCCAAAAGGTGAAACCCGATAAAACGATTCGGATGGCATTGCGGATCGCCAGAGCCGACGGCGGCCCAACTGTCGCTCCGACCGGACCCATCTTCGACCCTAAGAACGGCGTCGGCGCCACGCCGAACAACGCGAACGTCGATTACATGGGCATGGTCAGGCACATGTCGGCAGACGACTTCCTGCACCTCGCGTCGCCGCTCAAAAACCCCCGCCCAGGGCACGTCGAGGGCCTGCGCGACCTGATCAAGTCAGGTAGGCCGATCGGCAACCCGTTCCTCGAAACGGAGTGGAACGAGGGCGACAAACGCTGGGACGTGAAGTCCCACGACGGCCGGCATCGCTCGCTCGCGATCAAGAACCTGTACGGCGGCCACACCCAGATCCCGGTCCATGTTTTCCCTCGTGGCGGGATGCGCGCCAGGCACCTGACCGATGAAATGCGCGCCGCGCCCTACCTGCCGCAGGATGAGGTGAAGCTGCGCGACAGTCGCGCCGAGTCCGATCGTCTTATGGCGGAATACGAAGCCATGCGCCGCGAACGCGCCGACGGCGGCCCGGTCACGACCGACGCCCCGCTCTCGCCGCCGAACGACTTGGGTCTCTACTCAGGAGCCGCTGCAGCGGCCAGGGCACTTCCGCAAGCCAAAGGCACGCCCCAGCAGATGATCGCCTCTCTGAAGGGCGTAAAGCCCGACGAGATCAATAATTCCGGGGTGCATGCCGCTTTCGCCGGCCGCCCGACGGTGACCAAGGAGGAACTCGCGCAACATTTCGAGAAGAGCCTGCCGCCGCTGCAGGAAGCTGACGGCGGCGGCAAATACACCAACTGGTCAACGGTCGTTAAGAGCGGCGCCAAGAACTACGCCAGAAACTACCGGGAAAACCTGCTGACGCTGCCGAAAAAGGACGGTGACCAGAATCAGAATTTCTACGGTGCCCACTGGAATCAGCCGAACATCGTCGTTCATACACGGACCTCCGACTGGCATAGGACCAATCCTGTCAGAATCCCGAGGGCGGATACGACCCAGGAAATTCCAATTCCCAACTCGCCGAATAAGACGGTGCCCGCCTGGAAAACCGAGACTCCTGGCCTCGTCGTTCACAAAGAACTGAAGGGCGCAGGTCCAGACTATGCCATTACCCACGCGCGTTCCGGAATGAAGGCGCGTAGCAACCTGCCGTTCCATCACGCAATGGACCTCGCAAAACGCTTAGGGCCATTGACCGACTGGACAAAGACGCAACCGGAGATCACAGATCTCGCCTCCAGAGACCCGGAGTTCAAGCAACGCCTGCGGTATGAAACAGCGAAGCCCCCGCCGCCGCTGGCGGTCGGCAAAACCAAAAAATTCGAGGAGAAGAAACTCCTGCTCGACGAACTGCAAAGCGACTGGGGGCAGAAGGGTCGCGAGCACGGGTTTCGCGAGCCCGTCGATATCCTCGATCGCAATGGGTGGCGGTCGGTGCCGGAAGAGCGCAAGCCGCCGAAAAGCCCCTATGTCGATAACACCCAGAAATGGGCCGACCTTGGGCTCAAGCACACACTGCACCGCGCCGCGAAAGAAGGGCACGATCGCATCGTGATGACGCCATGGGAGGAGCATACGAAGCGGTATCCGCACCTGAGCAAGGTGGTGGATAAGCTATCCTATCACCCAAAAGATCAAAGGTTGGTTGGCGAGAAGAACGGTCGAATGGTGGTCGATAAGCATCCGGTTGAACCCGGAAAGTTACCGGATTACATCGGCAAGGATAACGCAGAGCCGCTGCTCAAAATGCCCAACACCGGAGGGTGGCATCACATGCACATCTCGGATACCGATGTTGGCGGAGAAGGGATGCGGAGGTTCTACGGCAACATCGTACCCAACAGCCTGCTGAAGCTCGCCCGGGAGCACGATCCCGACGCAAAGATCGAGCCGAACCCGGACAAGAAGGGGTCGCCGATCGACGGCTGGCCCTCACTCAAGATCACCCCGAAGATGCGTGAGAGCATCCTTCGCAAAGGGTTCAAAGCGTATAAACGGGGCGGCGTCGTCGCCCCCAGCGATCCAGACAAAGCGATCCGCAAAGCGCTGAATATTGCGCGCAGCAGATCTTGAGGGTACAGTCAGCGGCACCTATGAGGGATCATTCATGAGCGCACTTTCCGAACAGACACGAGACAAGGCACGCGAAAAGGTCGAGCGCTTGACCCGCGTCGGCCCCGGCAAAGTCGATGCCTCCGGGTGGCGCGAACCCATGGGGATGCAGGCAAACGTGCAGACCGGGCCTCGGCCCATCTCGCGACGCCAGTTCAAGCGTGGTGGCAAGGTCTTTGGCGAAGTCGCCAAGGTGAATGCCGGTCGCGCACCGCGCAAATCTGGTGGCGTCGCGAGCCCCTGGGGCAACCTCGACACCAAGGAAGAGAACGAGTCCCGCGAGGGACCGAAGCACATCGGGGGCATGGCGAAGGGCGGCGTGCCCGACGCGATGGTCAACCGGGCGATGAAGGCAGCGGCTCGCGCTGGCGTCGATCCACAGAACTCCCACCCGACCTACGAGAAGAAATTCGGTGAGATGGCGGATCGCAAGATGCGCTACAACGCCGAGAAGCAAGCGAAGAACCCCGACAAGCCGATCGCCAATGCCGGCGGCATGAAGCACGGCGGCTCCTGCACCTGTGCGAAGTGCGGCGGCGGGCGGGTGAACCACGCCAAGGGCGGCTCGGTCACGAGCGGCGAACAGGAAGGCCTGCGGCCCAAGGGCGGCCGGATCGTTCGCAAGTCCGGTGGCCGTACCAAGAAGGGCACCACCGTCAACGTCATCATCGCGCCGCCCCAGGCCGCGAAACCCCCAATGCCGATGCCCCCGCCCGGCATGCCGCCTCCGGGTGGGCCGCCGGGGATGCATCAGGGCATGGCACTCCCTCCGGGGGCTGGTGGGCCGCCTCCGATGGTGCCCCCTGCTGGTGGGATGCCCCCGCCGCCGGGCCTCATGCGTAAGTCCGGTGGCCGCGCCTACCCCCTGGAGAAGGGTGGTGGTGGTGGTGGACTCGGGCGACTCGCCAAGGTCCGCGCCTACGGCTGATTTGTGCTGACGGTCAACTCTCAGTTCGAGGTCGAGCTTAAAACCCTGATCGATGCCGACATCGAGCGGATCAAGGGCATTCTGGCCGATGGGTCGGGAGTTCCCGATTACCCCACGTACCGGCGCTATGTCGGGGAGATCCACGCCTTGAGTCGGGTCGCCGTCAATTACTGCGATGAAGTCAATTCGATACTAAGCAAGAGGATGTGAGATGCCGAATATTGCGATGAAGCACGAGAAGGACCCCAAAGACTTGATCATTGAAGCCGTCGGGGATTTGACGGACTACGAGATCGGCTCCAAGCAGTTACTCATTGCGACGTACCGACGGCCGGAGAAGACCGTCGGCGGCATCATCCTGACGCGCTCGAACCTCGATGAAGACCTAT